AACACGAACATAAGTGTTAACGCCACAATAAATGGAATAGATTTAGCAGTGCCAATGGATACAGATAATCGTCATTATCAAGCAATCCTTGAGTGGGTAGATGAAGGTAACACAATAGAGGCAGCAGACTAATGGCATTATTAAATTTTGGACGATTGATGCGAGCTGCTAGACAAACCATAAGGGCTTAACTATGGATTTAGACAAACAAATTTTTGATTGCCTCGCTAGAGTAGAAGCCCACGAAGCTCGCTGTGAAGAGCGAGATAGATTTATCTTTACTAGATTAGAAAAGATAGAAAAACATCTTGAAGAGTTAAACAACAGACTTTTAAAAGGTGCAGTTATTGTAATAACAGGTATGGCTACTTTTATAATAGCCGTAACAGGGCCATTTTAATTAAATGTCTTTGTTAGATTCAGGAAAAGGTTGGGGAAGAAAAGCCTGGAGTTCTGGAGCTTTTGGCTTCAATCACCTTGCGGGGACTGTTACTGAGCAAGTTAAATACGACAAGCTTAAAAAGCTTCGTAGACAACAAATTAGGGAGAGGGACGACGAAGAGGTTCTCGCACTAATGATGTTAACAATAATACGAGGCAGTTGATAATGGATACAGAAGAGATATTAAAATATGAGAAAATGTTTGAAACATTACACTCAGAAGGTTGGGATTTAATTCGTAATCGTTTAGTAGAGATGTTTAACGCTCAAAACAACATACTAGCAATAGGAGACGAGAAGTCTTTTTGGCAAGCTAGAGGTTCGTTAGGAATGTTACATCTTATCATCGAATTTGAAGACGCTTTACGGGCTGAGACAGCCCAAGAAGAGGAGATTGAAGATGGTCTTGAATGATTACAAATGTAATTCTTGCAGAGCAATATATGAGTATTGGTCTGCAGACGAAACAGTAAAGTGCAAAGATTGCTCTGATACTGCTTCAAAAATTATGTCAGGCGGGAATTTCTCATTACCTGGCATAGACACAGGCTTTCCTACTGCTGCCGATAAATGGGCTAGGAGACACAGGAAAGCTAATCACGCCGAGTTAAAAGAACTGGGCATACCTACATAATCCCCTTGTATAAGGTTAAGATTGGAGAAATAAAAAATGGCAAATCCTATAGTAGAGCTAGAAGAAGATTTTATAGACACTGACAGTGCAAAATTAACTGAAAGCTTGAGTCAAGAACGGGAACCAGAAAACGAAGTTATTACAGAGATAGCTAACAACGTCAAAAAAGAAGAAGCTCAACTACCCCCAAAGTTTGAGGGTAAAAACGTAGACGAAATAGTAAAGTCGTATGCTAATCTTGAGCAACAATTTGGAAGACAAGGCAGCGAACTAGGAGAACTTCGGAAACTAGCCGACAGCTTGATACAAAAAAATCTACAGGATACCAGCAATACAAGATCAGAATCTCTTGAGAAATCTATTTCTGAAGATGATTTTTATAGCGATCCTGTTAATGCTGTACGTAAAGTAGTAGAAGAGGCGTTAGAGCCGATGAAGAGTAATCTATCTCAAACAAAGGTAGACTCTACGGTACAAAGACTTCAAGCCAAACACCCAGATATGGCTGACGTTGTTAATGACTTAGGTTTTCAACAGTGGATTATGGAGACTACGCCCCGACAAGACATGTGGGTTAAAGCAAGTAACGGAGATTTTGAATATGCCGACGAACTGTTTACACAGTACAAAGGCAATAATACATCTCAAGTGCAAGCACAAAAAGAGCAGAAACAAGTTGTTAAAAGCAAAGAACTTGAAGACGCTTCTTCTGTATCTTCGGGAGCATCGCAAGATGCTGGTGGGTCATCAGGGAAAACGATTTATCGTCGTTCTGAGTTGATACGCCTCAAGATGAACGACCCTACTAGATACAGTGATTTACATGGAGAAATTATGCAAGCGTATGCAGAAGGCAGAGTTCGTTAATTTATCCAAGTTTTAATTTATAACATAATATAGGAGAATATGGCATGGCCCTCGGCACAGCACATATGACGACTACCACTCATACTAAATTTATTCCTGAGTTGTGGTCAGACGAAGTAGTAGCGGCATACAAGAGCAATCTTGTACTCGCAAATTTAGTTACCCGAATGAACCACAGTGGTAAAAAGGGTGACACCATTCACATTCCAAAACCAACTAGAGGCGCAGCTTCTGCAAAAGCAGCGCAAACTGAAGTAACTCTTATTGCTGCAACTGAAACTGAATTAACAATTTCTATTGATAAGCATTTTGAGTATTCTCGTATGATAGAGGATATACTAGAAAAGCAAGCTTTGTCAAGTATGAGAACTTTTTATACTGATGATGCTGGTTATGCGCTTGCTAAACAAGCGGATACTCACCTTTGGTTGCAAGCTTACACGTTGACTGGTGGTACTATCAACACTGTTAGTTCTGGAACTACTGTTGACTTTGGTACTGCTGGAACTGTAATTGGTTCTGATGGTTCTACTGCGTTTAACGCAGGTAACGATAACGCAGCAGCACTAGCTGACGCAGGTATCAGAAAAGTTATTCAGACTCTTGATGATTCCGACATTCCTATGTCAGATAGATTCTTTGTTATTCCACCTGTGGAAAAGAAAAATCTAACTGGGCTAGCTCGATTTACTGAGCAAGCGTTCGTAGGTGAAGCTGGAGCAGGAAACTCTATTAGGAATGGCTTAGTTGGAGATGTATACGGAATCCCTGTATATGTATCTACTAACTGTCCTACAGATACTGAAGGCTCCCAAGACGCTAGATTGTGCTTAATGGCACATAAATCTGCGTTGGTAATGGCTGAACAGATGTCTGTCCGTACACAGACTCAGTACAAACAAGAATGGTTAGGAGACTTGTTTACTGCTGATACTATCTACGGTACAGGTGAACTCCGAAACGATGCTGGCATTAAAATTGCTGTCGTTGCGTAATAACTTACGGGGAGGCAGTAATGTCTCCCCCTTTATTTAGGAGGAAATCTTATGTCTAGGTTATCAGGTATTCCAGTTGTTGAGGCAACTTGGGATGCATCAAGTATTGCAGATGGAAACGAGGAAGCTGTAAATGTTACAGTGCCAGGAGCAGCTTTAGGCGATTTTGCTCTGGCTTCTTTGTCTCTTGATGTAGCAGACTTAGTTTTAAGTGTCGCAGTCACGGCTGCAGACACGGCAACTGCCGTATTAGCTAATAATTCAGGTGGTGCAATAGACTTAGGTTCTGCAACTTTAAGTGTTTACGTTATTCCAAAGAGCGTAATTTAATCTAAATGGGGGCGTAAAACCCCCTGTTTTTAAGGAGGAATCTACATGTCATCTACTGCGGTTACATTATTAGACGTTGTTAATAAGATTCTTATTCGGTTAAGAGATCAAGCTGTATTGTCTGTAACAAGCTCAATAACAGCAACAGGCGGCGCACCAGCCTACACCGACACTATTGTCCGACTAGTTAATGACGCAAAGAGAGAAGTAGAGGATTCTTTTGATTGGATAGCATTACAAGACACTATTACAATAGCGACAACAAGCGGTACAAATATGTACAATTTAGAGAACGGTAGTCAAAGTCTCTATACTAATCAAAGAAGTAGGGTATTAGACGTATATAATACAACTACTGATGTAAGACTAGCACCAAGACCTTATGAATTATTGAGGCAACAGAATCAACTAAGCTCTAGGACTGACCAAGAGCCATACGCATACGCTGTCTCTGGTGTCAGCGCAACTCAATCATTAAAAATGATGTTGTACTCAACTCCAGACGCAACATACTCTCTTTCTGTAGAGTGTGTTATTCCTCAAGACGAGTTAACAGCTAATACAGACTATTTTAAAGTTAACTGGTATCCAGTCTATCTCAGAGCTTTAGCGCTTGCTATTAGAGAACGAGGCGAAGACGAAGGAGAACTAAGTTCTGAAGTTCAAAATGCTTACGAAAAGTCTTTAGGAGACGCTATAGCTTACGAACAAACTCACAAGTGGCAAGGTCAAGGTGGCGGTGACTGGGTTGTTTATGGAGATTTTTAACTTATGAGTAGTCAACTACAGTCTCTAGTATTACGAGCGCCAGGAATGTACGGGCTTAACTTTGAAGGCGAAACTTATCAAGAATCACCTATTTTTGCAGAAGTTGCAGAAAACATTGCTTACGACTCTGCAGGAAGGCTAACAAACAGAAAAGGGTTTGACGGACTTACTAACGGACACGCTAACGCATTAGGCTACGAAGACGTTGGAGACAATCCAATAACAACTGTTACAACTGCGGGGCTTACAGGTCGTCTTACAATAGCAGATACAAGTCACGGACAAGTTACAGGAGATTTTGTAACAATTAGCGGAGCTGCGACTACCAACGGTATTACAGCAGCTCAGATTAACACTAGATTTGCACTTACAAAAATAGATGCAAATAGTTACTACGTTTTTACAACAGGAACAGCCACCTCCGCTTCTGCGGCAGGAGGCACTGCAGTAAAAGTTAAGTACGAGCCTAAAGTAGATACGTTGTTTATGTACAACTACTCAGGTGGACAAAGACTATTGTCTACTTGCGCTCACGGCGGAAACAACATATACGAAGATACAGCTTCTTTTGACAACTTTACGTCTGTTAAAGGAAGTGTAACTATAGCAAACACACGGCCTCAGTTTGTTAATTTTAACGACGATGTTATTGCTACTAACGAAGGGTCTGCTTTAATTATAAAAAGCGGTACAGGTAACTTTGCTGCTGTTCCAGCAACCAGTGGAAGCGTTCCTACAGGACGATTAGTTCACAGTGCTTTTGGTAGAGTTTGGGCGCAAAAGTCTCACACAGGCGCAAGCCAAAACATAATTGCTTACAGTACATTTTTAGAAGAAGATAAATGGGGAGGTACTGGAGGAGAGATAACTGTATTAGGAACTTTTTCTGCCGTTAAAGACGGCTTTGACGAACTAATTGCTATATCGTCTTTTGATAAATATTTAGTTGCGTTTCTCCGAAACAGCATTATTATTTATAATAGCCCAGATGCTCCTGCTAGTTTAGGTATACAGCAAGTAATACAAGGTGTAGGGTGTATTGCTAGAGATAGCATACAGCAAATAGGACAGGATTTATATTTTTTATCTGCAACAGGTATACGTTCACTACGACAAGTTATATACACAGGCGATAGAGCAGACTTAACAGAAATTTCTACTTTAGTTAGACGAGAATTTTTAACAGACGTAGCAGGAAGCGAGTCTGCGTTAATTAATGTTCGCTCTAGCTACGACCCCGAAGAGGGTCAATACTGGATTAAAGCTCCTGGTGGGAATATTTGGGTGTTTGATATGCACTCGCTAGATCAAAACGTACCAATCAGGGTTACAAAATATGTAGACACTGGTTGGGATAGTTTTGCTTATTTTGAAGGTGACACATACATAGGCTCAAGGGGCCTAATAGGAAAATACAGTGGTTATACAGACGATACTCCTACAGATAGTACCTCATATACTTGCACTTGGCGTAGCAATCCTGCAGATTTAGGTACATCTAAATTAAAATTTCTTAAAAGATTGACTGCTACTATAGAAGGCTCTAACGCAGACGTTGTAGCAGTTACTTACGCTTTTTCAGAAGGCGGTTCTGGTGAAGTTCCTTTTACCCTATCTTTAAATAATGCGTTTAATAGACAATCTGGTTTAACTGTAGGAACCCCTGCTGAGTGGGGAGTGGCTAATTGGAACGTAGACGAGTGGGGAGGCGGTACTGCCCTAGCGTATAATTTAGGAGCTTCTGTCTCACAATCAGGCAGGACATTTAAAATCGGAGTCAGATTTATTTCAAACGGCTTCCAAATTGCTGTAGAGCAATTATCTTTATTTATGAAATTAGGGCGAGAGGGTAGATAACCATTATGAGCGATTATACTAGAACACAGAACTTTACGGCTAAAGATAGCCTTGCAACAGGTGATGCAGAGAAAGTTATTACTGGAGCAGATGTAGACGGAGAGTTTAATGCTATTGCAACGGCTATAGCAACTAAAGAAGATACAGGGCTTATTCCGTCAGGAACAGTCATGTTGTTTGTTCAAACTGCAGCCCCTACGGGCTTTACTAAAGTTACTACCCACAACGATAAGTCTCTTAGGGTAGTCTCTGGTTCTGTAGGCACAGGAGGCAGCGTAGCGTTCACTACGGCGTTTGCTTCTAATAGGACTGCTACGGGTACGACTGGAGGCACTGCGGTCAGTGTAAGCGGTACAGTTGGCTCTCACACGCTATCAACAGGAGAGTTGCCAGCGCATAATCACACATTTAGTATAGGCCAGTTTGTAGGCTCTGATGATGGGCAATCTAACGGCAGTGGTAGAATTATTATGGCAAATAGAAACTTTGCGTCTGGTGGCGGGGCTGCTGACGTTACTATAGGCAATACAGGAGGAGCTGGGGGCCATACGCATCCTGTAGGTTCACTTGCTGGCGCTTCGCACACGCACTCGTTTACTAGTAGTAATATGGCTTTTGACGTAAATTATGTAGATGTAATTATAGCAACAAAAGATTAAAACTTATGAAATTAGAAGTAAAAGACAACTGCCCACTAAACAACTTTCAGCCTTGTAAGAAGTTTGACTGCGGGTGGTTTATGCAGTTACGAGGTAACGATCCCCAAACAGGGGAAGAATTAGATAATTGGGTATGTTCGGTAGCGATGCTACCGTTACTTCTAATAGAGAACTCACAGCAAACTAGACAAACGGGAGCTGCAATAGAAAGCTTTCGGAACGAGATGGTAAAAGACAACGCTACTTCTCAAAAGCTATTCTTAGCGACAGCAAAACAGAAACTTAAAAACGTATTGTAACGGAGACAAAAGATGTTTAATTTAGGGCAATTTGAAAAACTAGGGCGCAACGAAGACGACACAATAGCTCACGTTGCAACGGGAGAAATGGTAATTCGTCCTGAGTTACTAGGCGGCACTTTAACCAATCAGATTAAAAGCAAAATGAAAGGTTTTGGGTTAAACCCAGATAGGTATACTGTAGGTAACAAAGCTAACTCTATTAACCCTAATACTATGCAGCCTGAGTTTGGTTTTTTTAGTGATCTGTTTGGTAGTTCAGGTTCGGGAAAAGAATTAAAAAAATTAGAAAACGAGTTTCTTCCTCAAATACAAGATTCACGGTACGCTACTCCTGGTTTTAGTGGGCCATACGGAGATTACTCTATTGACAAAGGCGGAATTTCTTTAACTCCTTCTGAGCAAGCTACAGCTACAAGCAACATGTTTCAGAATTTACTTCCAGGATTACAAAGTCAAGCAGCAGATAATCCATATGGACAACAGTTAATGGGAGCTTATCAAGCTCCTACTATGGATAGACAACAACTTCAGAACTTGTTTATGTCTGGGTTGCAGCCTCAATTTGAATCTCTTAATAGACAAGCTGATTCAGAGTTAAGTCAAAAATTTGGATCAAGTGGTTTAAATACTGGTTCTGCTAGTGCCATGCAGAACATCCTTAATCAACGAGATTTAGGTAAACAACAGTTAACAATGAACGCTTACGGAGGCGCACAAAAATCTTACTTAGATGAAATAACTTCTTTACAGAATATGTTGGGGTCTTCTCTTGGATACCAAACGCAATCTCTAGGTAATCTGTCAGGCGCAGCACAGAATCAATTTACTCCTTATGCTGGTTTAAGCGCTAACTTAGCTAATGTTCTACAGTACGGACAAAATCAAACTAACTTTGACGTAGGTAAAATAGGTTCTGCTATTGATTTACGGAATCAATATGCTCAATACAAAACAAATCCAAAACAAGGGTTCTTTCAATCTACAGTATTGCCAACTATTGCTGCTTTTACAGGCGGCAATGTAAGTATGCCAAGCGGAAATGCTAATACTGGCACAGCTACTACATCTTCTCAAGCAACAAACGCAATGTTTGGAGGGGGAGGCACTAGTGCTTCGCCCTTCTATCAACCCAGCTCAATGCAACCTCAAAATACTGAATATACTAGCGGTATGTATTTCTAAACTTCTCAAGGAGAATTAACAATGGCTAACATGTTTGGATTTACACCCGTAACAGACTATACAAGACAAGCAGACCTTGGCTTTAAAATGAGCCAAGACACAGCTACTAAAACTAAAAAAGCTATGCAAAATATTTCTGGAATAGTAATAGAAAAGCGCATAGCAAAGCAATATCCAGATGCGCCTTATGGCGAAGAAGCTTTAAAAGCTAGGGTACAAGCTTATGCAGGTATCGACCCAGAAAGGTCGCAACAAGCTCAAAAGATGTTGCAATCT